CTAATGCGGTAAAAAGCGCCTCAATATCAGACCACTTTATAGAACCGTTGACAGGCCGGGCAAACACATCTGACAGCGTTTTTTGGTGTCGTTTGTTCATGGGGTTTATAGTATCACTTTATGACACCATTGCAAGCACAGAATGGTGTCGTTTTTTGGTGTCATTATTATTATTTAAATGCATACCATTGTAACGCCCTGAGAGCGCCGCTAACGCGTTGCGTTCTAAAACTGCGTGGATGTTTGAATGCTTTGATAAATCGCCGTGACGGCCTGCTGGCGAACAATTTGAAATGGTCTAAACACCGCTTGCGCGCAATGCTATCCCCGCCTCGCCTGCCCGCTTCATGTGTCGCTTTTAATGCAGTTGCATGATCCGGTGCGATCCGCGCCAGTGCCGGCACTGGGGGCGTAAATGTCACACCGGATCATCATGCAAATTCATGCACCTTATGTATGCATGGAGTCCAACCGCTAATGATTAACCCGTTTCTTCCATAGAGGAGCGAACAAAACATGACTTAAGCAATGAATATAAAAGGATTGAAAAAAATCAAAACACCTGTATACATACACATACATGGAGTGTATTTTTATAAGTAACCGAAGTTAAAAGGACAATTTATGTTTGAGAGTCAGAACAGTTCTCCCTTAGCCCTTAATCTTTGTGATTTAGCGCTAGCACTTGCAAAGCAAGATATTAAAGCAACGGACATTACTGAATTAACTCTTCAGCGAATTAAAACATATGACAAAGAAATACATGCATTCTGTGAAGTAGATACAGACGCTGCTTTACAACAAGCTGAAGCCATAGATAAATCCATTAAATCAGGAAAATTTATTGGACCGCTTGCTGGAGTACCGGTAGCCGTTAAAGATTTAATTTGTACCAAAAACCTGCGAACTACCTTTGGTTCACGTTTATATTCTGATTTTATTCCTGAAGACGATGACATTGCAGTTGAACGACTTAGAGCCGCAGGTGCAATTATTATCGGAAAGACAAATACCGCTGAGTTTGGATATGGAGCTATCGGCCACAATGATTTATTTCCCACCACCAGAAACCCATGGAATGTCACTCTAACTCCGGGAGGTTCAAGTGCGGGTTCAGCAGCAGCTGTAGCTGCTAGGATGGTGCCATTAGCATTAGGAACAGATGGTGGAGGGTCATTACGAATCCCTGCATCATTATCTGGTATTTTTGCTATAAAACCATCATGGGGAAGAATACCGTTATATCCAAGTTGCAGAGATGAAAGATACCCAGGTCAATCTGGTTGGGAATCATTAGAACATTTGGGACCGATGACACGAAATGCTGCTGACTCAGCTCTTGCCCTTTCTATTCTTTCTGGCCCATCACCTTATGATCGCCACTCAATTCCTTTAGAGTCAAAAAACTGGAGTTTAGCTGATTCCGACGCTTTAAAACCATGTCGCATTGCATACAGCACTGACCTAGGGTTTGCAATTGTTGACCCAGAGATATGCGCGGCAGTGGAAGAGGCTATTTACCGACTACAAACTGTATTTGGAAAGATAGAGCAAGCACACCCTAAAATTGGCAATTGCGAAAGCTTGTTAGATACTCTTGTCGCTCTAGACACTGATCGCCTAGGGTTAATTGCTATGGCAGAAGAAAAAAGCATAAAAATCGACGGTTGGCTGGGTAGTATTCTTGAGCGAAATTGGACAGGGGATCAATTCAGCAATGCAATTTTGGAGAGAAAACGCATAGTTAATATTACAGCAAGATTTATGCAAAATTTCGATTTTTTCATTACTCCCACGACAGCAACAGCTGCATTCCCTATTGATAGTTATGGCCCATCTCACATTGCCGGAAAATCACTCCCGCCATCAGCATGGGTTCCATTTTCCGCCCTGGCGAACTTTACAGGACAACCCGCATCATCGATCCCAATTGGGTTCACTCGTGATGGTCGACCTATCGGGTTACAAATTATGGGGCGCCATCTTAATGATCGCGGCGTTCTTGCTATGTCAGCAATTATTGAATCTCTGTATCCACAAATTCGCTGGCCGGGCCCTCTATTATAGACCTTTAGAGACTCAACTCTAATCCAAGTAATATTATCCCCGCTTCGCCTACACATTTTGAGCTCTGATTTTAATCTAAATACAAAACTCACATAAGTGAAGGCATGCGGGGGATAAGTCACACCGGCTCATCATGCAAATTCATTCACCTGATGAATGCATGTGCTTTTTCGCCTGTAGCTTTTATTTATTAGTGGGTAATTTTACAGTGTTCTTATCATATGTAGATAAAATTTTACTATTCACCGCGCTGATTTCCTTTTCACATTCGTGAGGGTAATCGAAACCGAGACAGTCTGCCAGCTCTTTACCCAACCGTGCATATAGCTTCACTGTAGCATCAAAAGCTCGTTGAGCATCCCTAGCATCAAAATGACTAAAGGTATCTTGTATTTCTTCCCACGCTTTTGGGTCTAACCATTCTTGCAAACGTAAACCATTATGCCAAACATCAATAGCTCCTGAACTGCTTGCTATCGTATGCCATTCCACCATAGTAAGTAGAAGCTCTTTGGTATTCCAATCACGTTGCTTTACCAACCATAACTCTCCTCGTGCTAGGTACTTAGGAATATGTGAAGCTTCAAACCAAAACTCTTCGACAGAAGCTAAAAACTCCATATTTGACGGTAATTTAACCAAAGGTTTCCCATGAGATGGAGAGGGCAAATTATTTGTAAGGTCCGTAACATCGAAAACCACATTATAACCACGTTCATAAAGATCATCGAGTTGTGCTTCACGTACCATTTTATTAATACGTTCTAGCCCAGCAATTGTATAATCAACTTTAATTCCACCTTTATAAATTGCTAATCGTGTAGCCCACTGCTGTCCCGCATCTGGATCAAGACAGAGTACAGTCACAAGCTCACCAATTTCATGTAACCACTGATCATCGTTCATTAGATCTGATGGTGTTTGCGTAATAATTTCTATATCAATATCTGAAAGTTCATCAACGCTACCATCTTTACGGGCCAAAGAACCTGTTTGGATAAGCGCTTGGACATTATTGTTTTTTGCCCAATTTATAATTGACAGTAAATACTCATCGCGTAACTTTTTCATTTCTTCCCTTTTTCAAAAATCCTGATGTATTACCAGTTGGGAAGAATACAAGGTATCTAACAGCCTTGTAAACTTTACGCCACCTCATCAACACAGATAAAGGTATGTATTGTGCTGATATCGGCCCTCTTCAATCAGCCGAAACACATGCCCAGACAGGTGTTTTATGTAGTAGTTTGCTTCCTCAGGCGTCAGATGTGTTCCGAGCCGATTCGCAGCGTGGATGAAGTCAACCATCTTAATCCGGCGACCTTTATCAGTAAATTTCAGCGTTACCATGAACGCCCCGATTAGGTCTAAATCTCTTTTCATACGTCACCTATGGGTCACGAAATAGTAGCGAGTTGTTGGATCACCGCCGCTTTTTCTGGGCTGATGCTGGTTTTCATCTCACCGGCCAGTTCTGAAATCCATATCAACGCAATGTCTTTATCCTTCGCTTGGCTCTCATAGCAAACCCCCAGACGGGCGATGAGTTCAATACGTTCCAAAACAACCATTTCTTCCACTACTGGTAAATGCACCCTGTTCCTCCGATGCTCAATAACTGTATGCATATACAGTATTAACTATAAATTTTTCTTCCGCAACTAATTATTCAAAGCCTGACCAATCATTAACTGGTGCATACTGCATTGAAATATCACCAAATTTAACTTTAGCACCACGTGCCAGCGCCTCCAGTTCCCATCGCTGGGCGGCAATGTCGTGCCGTGCCAAATCGGCCCGAATTCCACTTAGCCGATTACGTTCTGCCGGGGTCAATCTTGCTGAAGGGGCCACTTCTGGCACCTGATAAGGGTCAAAACTGCGCTGGGGTTTCTTTATCTGTGAAGGAATAGCCCGTATGCGGCTCATGACAGACCGTCTAACGGTCATATCATCCCAGTCAATTGGGGTTTCCGGCGGGTGCTCCAGCACCGCCACGACCTCTACAGGCTCACTATCCTGTGTATCTGCCGCGCCTTTGCAATCGACCAACCCACAGTTATTGACAGGACTCCGAGGCGCGCCGGAGGCGCTTTTCAAAGTCAAAGGCTCAACGGCAACGGCTTTAGCGACGATGCGCCATTGCGTGGTGCGGGTTTCATAAACGCGATCGGCGCCGATATGCGGGGCAAAAATCCCCGCAATTTTCTGCACTTCTTCGTCATAGGCGTTGCGCTCGTCGGCAACCCGGCGGGCTACACGCACAGTCTGATCATCGCGGGCAACGTTAGGGCCACCCTGCGCCAGAATGTAAGCGGCAAAGTCACCGGCATCAGCAGCAGCGCGCACCGCCTCAACGGTTTCGTCAAACTCATCGGCCAGACTGACAGAGCGGATCTTGCGGCACTCACGCCATGCGCCGCGCGACGGCAGGCCGATAAAGTGGAATTGAGGGATACGCCACGTTGACGCCCACGCGGTGACGGCGGCCGCCGTATCAGTCAACAGCTCGCCGGTTTCATGATCGCGCTCGCCGTCCAGCGCGTAGCCGTCGATGTTTTTTGCAATGTATTTGGCGATATAGCCCGCCGCACCGCCTTTGTTCAGGTGCTTGCAGTCAAAACGGTTTTTGGCGGCGCCGCGTTCGTCCCCATCTTCAGCCATGGCATAACGGCGCATGATGTCGATCACCTGCTGGCGCTGTTTTTTCGAGGTAAACAGCATCATATGCCAGTGCGGCGTCGCATCATGGTGCGGTTCAACAACGCGCACGCCGTAGACCTGCAGGCCCGCATCTTTAAACGCCGTGCGGATCTTGCCAAACAGCTTCACAAGATAGCGCTGGCCGTCTTTTGGCGTGCACGCTTCTTCATCCCATTTATGATTAAAATGCACCTTAGGGCTGTTCTTGCCGACAGCGCGCGTCGGGTGATATTTGGATGGGGTAGTGATGGTGATAAACATCCCTTTATCACCACGGATAGCGGCGGCCTGCTCAACACCGGCGATCATCGCCATTAACTCCATACGACGGATTTCCGGGTTAGAGATGCTTGCCATCACCTTGTCGATGAGGCTGAAGCGTTCACCGGTTTCGACGTTCTCAAGCTCGCGGCTGTTCAGATAATCAAAATTGGACTGTCGGCGCGCTTTCACATCCCGAATAGCCTGCTTACTGGCATACGACGACGCCCCGCGGTTCACATTGCCGACGGCAATCAGCAACGCCTCGCGCCAGCGCGTGCGCTGGGCTTTCAACTGGCGTTCCCACCACTCGGAATCAACCAACCGTGACAGGCTGGCAATAGCTGACCGGGCATCCAGTTTGCCCTTGCGGTATTTGCGCCAGTGCATCGGGGTGATGTTGAAGGCACGGGCCATCGGCGCGGTATGACCATAAAAACAGGCTTGGGTGCTATCTTCAAACAGCCCTGTATTGTCTCCGCCGTTGCTTTTAATGAATTCTTCAACGCTGCTTTCATAGATAGACAACAGTTGACCGGCCACGCGATCCGCAAAGCGTTTCAGCTCTTTGTCATCCATACCCGGTAAGCCAGCATAATTATCAATCTCCGCCATCCAACGTGGTGAAGCCGCTACGTTCATCCCATTTTTGGTGTTTACCGCCTCAATACGGGGCCATATGCGGCGCTCAAACTGGAACATCAGCCATTTATTGGCGTCATGCAGCCCTTTGGATTTCAGCAAGTAATCATGGCGTGACAGGAAAATGGCGCTAAGAAAGCGCGGCAGGGAATGGATATTGCGTAAAACAGCTTGCCCCTGAGCGTGTTCCTCACGGGTAAGCGGTCTTACCGGCCCGGCGATTGCCGGGCGCGGTGCGTTCCATGGGTAGGCGTAAGTGGGTGCCGCTTGGCTCATTGAACTTTTGCGCCGTTCGCATGAGCGCAATTGCCGCAGTAGCGCTCATTACATGGGGAACACGGCGAATCATCAACGCTGCGCCATTTAACGCCTGCAGCATCCATGGCCTGCTCGTAGATGCTCGCCACGCGTGCGCCTGAATAGTGTTTCCAAATGGTCGGGATAACCACCACCGGCTTATCCATTCCGGGCCTCACATACTGCGAAAGCCTCTTGGCAAAGATTGCCAATGCGGCCAATCTCAGCGGCCAATGATGCAATGCTATTTATGCTGGAATTACGTATACCATGATGAATAAGCCCGTTCACCAATTGGTTAACTGTTGGATAATAACCAATGGCTTCATATCGCTCTTTCCCTTCGCTTTTACCGACCTTCCCGACCTTCACAGTATTAAGAATGAATTGCAGGTTATCGTTGGTGATAACAAATTCAGTGCCAATTTTAATTTCCATATTATTTCCTTAATCGTAATTTTGGTTTTCTGGGCGGCGCATGAATTCTAAATCACTCAAATCGGCCGCAATAAAATGGCCTACCAGCAACGCCAGTAGACCGAGTAAAGTTAAATAACCCGTCATGCCTTCCCCGCAAAAAGATGGCTTTGCGCCTCTCGGCGTTGTTGGCAGCTCACGCATGTATCAACGCCGGGAACAGCAATACGGCGCGCGGGCGGAATCGGAGCATCACATTCTTCACAAACGAATGCAGAAGGCAGTGCAGAGGTTTTGCGGGCATTAGCGATCTGCGCCTCCAACACCTGCGCCTGATGTTCTTGTGCGTAATCCATCAAGTCAGCCATTAGTGCAGCTCCTGCGCTTGGTGCTCGATGGATTCAGCCTCTTGGCGGAGCAGCTCTACAGCCTCAACCGCCGTTAAATCGTTCTTAGTGATATGGGCAGCCAAACGCACCAGACGAGCAGCCGCAAGATCGGCTTGGTTCTTACGCTCATCAATACGAACATTTAGCAACACTGCATCTAATGGCTGTGCGTAAAACTCTTTAATATCTTTTGTTGATTCAAGTTTCATAGATAATCCTTATTTCAGGCAAAGCGACGCCCGGCGGGTTAACGCCAGAATTACGCAATACGATTAATTAGTGTTTAATTCGCAATCATCATCACTGATAAATCGCGGTAAGGTTTTTGATAAATCAATTAGGTCATTCAGCGCCCATACGATTTGTTTACGCTCTGAAAAACTCATTTCTGCAAACTTCATGCTTATATGCCGCTCTTTAAGCCCAGCATGAAAACAAACAGTTCTGCGGATATGTCCCGGTGATTTATCAAAAGCCTCTTGCGCCACGTTCTTTCTATGCGCGAACAGATCACGCTTAATCTGTGAAATGCGCTTAATTCCGATAGCTTTTTGGTCATCCGTTGCCAGTAACATA